CGGCGATGTCAGTGATACGGCAACCAAGGGCGGCGAGGTCGCGCGCGAGGTCTTGATCGACGATCCGCGGCGCGCCGACAGGGCGGCCGGGGAGGTCGTTTAGGGTTTGGTAGATCATGCGTAATCTCCGTCGCGTTCGAGGCGCTTGCGGCAGGGCGCGAGCCAATGGAATTGCGTTTCTTTTTTCCACATAAAATCTTTGCGAAAAACTAACCAGCAATAGGCGGTTGCAGTCGATCCATGCTCATCGACGCGACCCTTGTGCATGGGCAGTCGCTCGACGAACTGCAAAATTTCAGTCGGCGGCGTCTGTGAGAACAGATCATTATATCGCGTTGCGCTTTCGAGAAAGGCTGTGCGGACGAGTAATGCAACGCCATCTTCGGCGATCTCAAGCGCCTTCGTTGCGAATTGCTCGGCGAGCCGAAAAGGTGGATTCGTGATAATCCAATCCGCGTCGGTCGCGACGCCAAATAGGAAATCGTGAACAATCGCGTCTGGGAAGCTATAGTCTCGACAATCGGACGCCGCGACCTGCGAGACATACTCCCGCAATGGGCGAACCATGTGGCCTTCGCCGCAGGCCGGCTCATGGACGCGCGCCCGATGAAACCCCATAGTACGCGCCTTCAACCATTCGCAAAGCGCCCGCGTGCCCCAAGCCGGCGTAGGGAAAAAATCAAGCGAGTCGTGCGCTTCCTTGCGCTGCGCCATGACCGCGTGGCTTGTGTTCTGCGCCATTCCTACCGTCATCCATCAAATTTTCATTGCCACCCACTTTTAACTTGCAATGTTTTCTAAATCAAGCAATATTGCATCGTGCAACGGAGAAAACACATGCCCATTGTTGATCTAAAATTCCCGGCGGACACGCGCTATAAGTTCCGCGACCTTGCCGCTCTAACGCCACGGGAGCGCGATCTTCTCGAAGTTTACGCGGTCCATGGGAGCTACGAAGGCGTCTGCAAGGCGCTCGGGCTCAAGCGCGCTTCGATCTCGGATCGCTTTGGCTTGATCCGCAGCAAGCTCGGCGTGGAGTCGAACGAAGCGGCGGTGTTGGCCGCGAAAGGGGGGGGGGAGTGATGAACAACTCCACTGATGACAATGAATTCCATAAATTTGCGATGGTCGTCTACGAGCGAAGTGGATCGATTGAAGTAAAATTCGTTGGCGATGCCTCGTTGGTTTGTATGTTATCGTTGCAACTAACGATAACAAGGATTATTTCGTCTAACTTTGGCGACAACATTCCCGACGACGCGGTTCTGCTTCAAGGCCAGATATTCAACTCATCCTTGCGGCTCGCGAAAATGTTCGGCCATGACGGCGAGTGCGTCATTTCGGGGGGATGAAAATGGTTACGAACACACCAACCGCCTTGTGGGAAGCAATACCTGAGCATTTGCGGCCGGGACTGGCGCGCTGGATCGTGCACGGGATCGTTCCGGGAAGATTCCTTTGCGCAGTCATCAGCGCCGACCTGTTCGCAGCGGCGCTCGCCGCCGACGACAAGTCCATCCTCGCCATTGGCTACATCGCGCGGTTCATTTGCGTGTTTCGCCTGCCTTATGGCGCGATGATATTGCTGCTTTGGAAGGATCGTCCGCATTTCAAGCGCGACGCGCATTTGCGGGATTCGTTCGAGAACTACCCGGAATTTATCGAAACTCTAAAGGAAGCGGCCAATGTCTGAGAACGAAAAAACGTCCACTGAGATCGCCGAGCGGATCGAAACGCCGCCGGCGCCGATCAGCGAGACGACTGCATTCTTGGCGATGATCGAGCGCGCGGCTCTGAACCCGGCCGTGGACGTTGACAAGATGATGAAGATCATGGACATGCGCGAGCGCTTCCTAGAAAGGCAGGCGAAGATTGCATTCGATGAGGCGTTCTCTGAAATGGTTCCTCGACTTCCCTCCATTGATCGTAATGGAGGGATTACGGTTTATAGCAAGTCAGACAGGGATTATGCCGCAAAAAATAATGGCGAGTATCCTCCTGGAGCCAAACCAATCCAGAACACGCCTTACGCGACGATAGACGACATTCTTGAGGGAATAAGTCCCGTGTTGTCTGAGTTCGGGTTTGCGGTTCGGTTCAAGCATGAAACCGTTCCTACTGGCGACAGTTATCGCATTAAGACAATCGCGATTCTGACGCATCAAAAAGGTCATTCAGAGGACGCTGAAACCCCGCCGTTAATGCAGGATTCATCAGGGTCTAAGAATAATGTTCAGAGCGTCGGGTCGTCGATGAAATATGGGAAGCGATATGCCTTATTGGCTGTGCTTCCAATTGTCTCGCACGCGCCACAGGACGCCGACGACGATGGAAAGAAAGCGGGCGAGCCGGCTGTGATCGACAGCGAACACGTCGCGACGATCCTCGATCTAATCAAACGGATCGACAAGCCGACGGCTGAAAAGACGTTTCTCGATTATTTCCGAATTCCAAATGTCTTCGACCTCCCGGCGAAGGACTTTGACCGCGCTGTGAAGGCGCTAGAGGCGAAGGTGGCGAAATGAGCGAGATCAAACAGGGAAGCGACGCCTGGAGACAACTCCGGCTCGGCAAGGTAACGGCCTCGCGCGTCGCGGACGTGGTTGCGAAGACCAAGAGCGGCCCAAGCACGTCGCGGGAGAACTACATGGCCGAGTTGATCGCGGAGCGCCTGACTGGCGTCCCCGGAGAGAGGTTTACCAATGCTGCGATGCAGTGGGGAATCGACCACGAGGCTGACGCCCGCCGCGCCTATGAGTTTTATCACGACTTTGAGGTTGAACAGGTCGCCTTCGTCAATCATCCGACGATTCCGAAGACTGGGGCGAGCCCTGATGGGATTGTGAAAGGACACGCGGGACTCGTCGAGATAAAATGCCCCAACACGTCGACGCATATCGACACGCTGATCGGCAAATCGGTCCCCGGAAAATACATCACGCAAATGCAATGGCAAATGGCCTGCACGGCGACTGACTTTTGCGACTTCGTTTCGTTCGATCCGCGCTTGCCGGAATCAATGCGGCTGTTCGTTTTTCGGGTTCAACGCGACTGGAAAATGATCGCGGAACTTGAAGCGGAAGTGAAGAAATTCCTCGACGAACTTAATGGCAAGGTTTTCATGCTGCGCGAGAGATACGAGCGTGTGCCATCAAGTCATCCTTCCATTGGCCTTGACAACGGAGGGGCTGTTGTGGCAATGTTTGATTCCTAAAAAAAACATTTGCACAGCTTCCGCTCCTTGGGCGAAAGACTGTAATCACAAAACTTGGAGAGCCTGACCCTGGCCGGGGTTGGGCTCTTCGCATTTGTGGCGTCGTCAAGCTAAAAAGGCCCGCACAGGAGCGATCCATGCGGGCCTTCCGTTTTAGACGGGACGCGAGACCTGTCCGCCCAAATTACTCCGACATGCTAAAATGGCTATGGAGCCGAAGAATCGGCTGCATCCACTGCCTGAATAAAGGCAGCCCACGATGATCTCGTAGATTCCGCATCTCGTTCATCTTTGGTTTTTTCATGCTGCGGTGGCGATGTTGCGCCCGCATCGCCGGTTGGTGTTCCCTTGGGCCGTCGCTTAAAGTCGCCAGAGTCGCGCCGTGACTTGGCGATCTGAGTGCCGGCGGCCTCGAACGCTTCGGCCAGGCCCGAGTCCTTGCGGGCCAGCGCGGCCTCGATCTGCTCGACCGTCAGGCCCGCGAGCCGCTGGGCTAGCGTTGCGGGCTGATAGAGCGCAATTTGGTCGACGGGAACAAAGACAGACGTTTTACCTCCGCTGCTACCAGTTTGGTCGCAAAGAAAAATAGAAGCCTCGATAAGCGGGCTGTCATCCTCATATGAGACAACAATCGCTTTGATCGTGAGAGAACCACCAACTTCATAGATTGCCATTTGCATTTCCTCTCTGTGCAGCCTTTGCCGCGGCTTGGAACCTCAGCCGGCTTTCCAACTCCTGCCGCGCCAGCGTGCGCGTGATAGTATCGCTCCATTCCCCCGAGATGATCTCGCGGAGCTTGGGAATTGTTTTCTCCCGCAAGCGTGTTTGCAGCGCCTCGGATGCGTCGGCGTGGGGATCGGTCATAGGCCCATCCTTTCATCGCGCCGCCGCTCGTATTCATAGTCGCCGTCATCGTCCGGTCCATACTCTTCTGCCTGCAAACAAGCAGCTTCGTAAGTGGCTAGCTCCAACACGTTGAACCACGCGCCAGTCACCTCATGCTGTGGCGTGACGACGCTCTTGCCTTCGTCGCGGAAAACAACGATGCTTTCGATCTCGACTTCGATTGGATCGCCGGGCTCTTCCCAAGAGTCGCAGCTTCCCCAACTGGTCACGTGGTAATCGACCTCGCCGATGAATTCGAAACCCATGAGGGTTAAATAGATTTTCGTGCTCATTACGGTTGCTCCACATCGGTCACAGTGTTCATATCCACCTCGTCCAGTTGATGGCCTGATCAAGCGCGACGCCCGCGAGCAAGCCGATGGTCATTCCCCAGAACGCTATGTTCTCGTCGTGGGTGAGGAAATTCAGGCGCATGGTGTTTCTCCCTTGGCTTTGGCGATGATGGCGCGGGCTTTGGCTTCCGCAAGTTCGTCGTTCTGGCGCCACGTAAGCGCGGCAACCAATTTTGTTGGCTTTGCCGTGTCTTTCATGGCTAGAAGCGCCTCAACTGCATCCACAAGCGCGTCATGGCAGTTCCAGGCGTGAATTGCGAAAGCACAGTTTGCCTCCGCATTGTGAACAGTCCGAGCCGCGGAACGCCCAAAGAATTCGGCGATTACATGAGGTTCGCCGTCAACCGTAACCGACATCGCATAATCATATTCAAGGTCGGTTGGATATTTTGACCGGTCGGATCGAAGCGTCCCCTTCGTCCTCTTGCTGAAATCCACGCTCATCGTCGTAATTCCCTTCGTTTGGTCACAGGTCCGATTGGGCGCGGGTCATCGCCGCCGCAACAAGGGCTGTTCGTAATTTGTCATCATCATCCTCGGTAAGGATAGCTTTTACGGCCGACCATTCAGCGGATGATATTGTCGGAACCATCGCGCCGATTGATCTCTGGTCTATCA